CGAATTTCGCTTTGAGTCCCTGCTGCATCTCTCCAAAAGATTGCAACATGTCGCACGGACATAACCCACAGCACACGTATCAAATTCACGTCTAAATAGTCACCCCCCCACGGGGCTCTATTCTACCTAAGAGAACTTGAAAGAACTTAGATATTAAACTAGGGGACCGTGTTAGGGTTATTGCACCACCACATCAGGGGAACTGTGTAGATGCTTGCTCCACGCTGTGCTTTAAAACACAGCCATACCGAAAAGCTCTTCTGCCATGGGCGGCAGTTTGCTATCGATACCCTGGATGGTGGAAATCCAGGCCATATCCTCGGAGGTATAGGAAATGGGTGTCATCAGTTGTTCCTTGTCGATGACTTTGAGTGCAGAGAAGATACGCTCGTACAGTTGGTTGAAATAGACCATACCATGCTGATAAGCGTCCTGCATTGAGTTCTTAATGTTTTCACACAAGAGCTCGTCTGGGGTTGCGAACTTTGAATCGGCGATCCACAACAAGCGATCCTCAATTGACTTCTTCTCCAATGGAGCGAGATAGAAGCCACGGAACTCATGGTGGGGCACGAAGTCGCGCTTCAGGAACGAAACCTTATCGAGAGTAGTGTACTCCTCGCAGGTTCTCCATGGATTCTTCTGAGCATCAGTGTAAGTGATACCGTGTTTCTCCATGAAAGCTCCAAAAGTGCGCTGGTTATAGAACTCCAGTGCTGCGTCTGTAACAGCGTCTACGTGATCATCTCCGTATGCCTTTCGGTCAACGTTATCATCACAGTGGCGCAGTGCTTTCTTTGATGCGGGAGCCAGGTCCAACCATGCAAGATACATGTACATCTCATTTACGAGACTATTAAATGGAGCGGTCCCAGGGAACCCTGAAGGCAGTCCTTGTTCGATGTGAATCATGGCGTCCAAGACGCACGTGAAACGGTCAAAAGATTCTTGGATCAGAACCTTGCGAACTCTTGCGTTTACAGGGCCGTCATCATACCACGCATTGGCGATATCACAGACAGCATCGAGTAGCTCTCCCATCTCCGTAGAATCAAATTTCGCATAATCTCCAGCGAAAACCTTCTCCGACATGGCTCTCAGCTTAAGGGCAAGCGAGGTCCATTCGATTGAGGTCGCATTCAGTCCGACTTGGCAGCAAAGCTCGCCACGGTTAACCATCAACATTGCAATGAAATCAAAGAAATACTGACGGAACAGAATGGTATAATCTACAGGTAAGATGGTGAAGCATCTCGTGGAAGGGGCCTCGCAATAGATCTTCTTCTTAGATCTACGCTCATCTTTGAGGCATTCCTGGGTGACAGAAACGACACGACGACCAGCCTGGGCCTCCTTCAATC